GTTAAAGTTATTGATATGGGCGATTTAGATGGTTCACAAAACGTACGTGTAGTTATGCGATTTACTGCTGACGCTAAATACGGTTTTGCAACTGACGTTGTTACTTACGGTATCACAAACTCTGCTAACTAATCTTAGCTTAACTTAAACTAAACGGGGAGGGGTTGACGCTCCTCCCTTTTTAATAACATTTAAAACTTAAAAATATGTCTTGTGAAGTCGCTAATGGTCGCTTAGAAGTATGTAAAGACGCAGTAGGTGGTATTGACGCTATCTACTTCATCAATTACGGAGATTTCTCTGCTGCTGACGTTACTTACGTATCTGGTACTGACACCATTGATACAGTTGCTAACGTAACTAACCTATACAAATATGAACTCAAAGGAACTAACTCTTTTGACCAAGTATACAACTCATCTCGTGAGAACGGAACTACATTTGCTGAGCAAACTCTTACCGTTACCCTTAAAAAACAAGATGCTACAACTCACAAAAACGTGAAATTGATGGCATACGGAAGACCTCACATCGTAGTTAAAAACCGTAACAACCAATTCTTCCTTGCAGGTTTAGAGCACGGAATGGAAATCACTACTGCAAACGTATCTAACGGTACTGCAATGGGCGATTTAAACGGTTACACACTTACTTTCGTAGGTACTGAGAAACTTTATGCTAACTTACTTGACTGCTCATCTGAGGCAGCTCTTGCAGGTGGTGCTGGAGATGTTTTCGGAACTGCTACTATCGTTACTAACTAATTTTAGTTTTCATAGCGTGAAAGGGGAGGCTTCGGTCTCCCTTTTTTATTTAAAACAAACCCATAGTGAATTGGTTATTATAGTATGATAGTACTAACTACATCTTCACTAACACAATCATTTGCTTGCATTCCGAGAGGAGCGTTTAATCAAATGGTAATTACGGATGACCAAACTAACACACCTCAAATCGTACCAATCACTCAAGTCGCAGCTAACGACTATGTAGTAAATGTCACTGCTACATTTGATTTAACTGAGGGACACTTTTACGACCTCGTACTAAAACAAGGAAACACAATCGTCTACAAAGACCGAATATTTTGTACAGACCAAAACGTAACTACATTCTCAGTTAACGCAGGTCAATACACTTCAAATACAACCTCTAACACTTATATAGTTTATGAGTAACAACGTACACGTTTTAAACCTATCTGCATACACCACTCCTACAATTCAAGAAAGTAAGAGAGATGCTTGGGTGAACTATGATGGTTCAGACGGAGATAACAACTACTACCAGTTTTTAATTGACCGCTACACCAACTCAACCACGAATAACGCTATTATAAACAACATAGCAAGACTTATCTACGGAAAAGGTCTATCAGCTACAGACGCTAATAAGAAGCCGAATGAGTACGCTCAAATGATGACTTTGATTTCTAAAGAGTGTCTTCGCAAGATTGTTTTTGACCGCAAGTTATTTGGTCAGTTTGCTATTCAAGTACACTACAACGACAAGCACGATAAAATCTTAAAGGCTTACCACATTCCCGTGAATCTTTTGAGAGCTGAGAAGTGCAATAAAGACGGAGAAATTGAAGGTTACTACTACTCTGACGATTGGTCAGACGTTAAGAAGTATGTGCCTAAGCGTTTCCCTGCTTTTGGATTCGGTAAAGAAAAGGTAGAAATCCTATTCTCTAAGCCTTATGCAGTAGGAATGAAATACTATGCGTTTCCTGACTATCAAGGAGCAGTTCCTTACGCTTTATTAGAAGAGGAAGTATCTGATTACTTAATCAACGAAGTGCAAAACGGATTCTCAGGAACTAAGGTTGTAAACTTTAACAACGGAGTGCCTACTTTAGAGCAACAAGAAATCATCTCAAGCAAAGTTCTTGGTAAATTGACTGGTTCTAAAGGTCAGAAAGTAATTGTAGCGTTCAACGACAATATGGACACACGAACTACGGTTGAGGACATTCCACTTAATGACGCACCTGACCACTACACATATTTATCTGAAGAGTGTTTGCGTAAGATTATGCTTGGACACAACGTCACTTCTCCGCTATTATTCGGAGTTGCTTCATCTAACGGATTCAGTTCAAACGCTGACGAGTTAGAGAACTCATTTGTGTTGTTCAACAATATGGTCATTAAGCCTTTCCAAGAGGAAATAATTGATGCCTTAGACAAGATTCTTGCAGTTAACAACATTTCACTCAACTTATTCTTTAAGACGCTTAAACCGCTTGAATTTGTAGACTTAGAAAATGCTATGACTGAAGAGCAGGTAATCGAAGAGACGGGAACTGAGCTATCAAAACAAGAACCATTAGATAACGAGATTGCAGATGCCTTACTTGAGTGCGGAGAAGAGCCAAACGAGAATTGGCTTCTAATAGACGAATATCCCGTAGACTATGATAACGATGACCAAGAGAACGAAATGCTCTCTAACGAGCCGAAAAGCACCTTGTTATCGAAAGTATACAACTTTGTGACTACTGGAACTGCAAATCCTAATGCTAAATCCGAGCAAGACAAGATTATTGACGGTGTTAAGTTCATCACTCGCTATGTTTACGCAGGCGAAACGAGTTCAAAGTCTCGTCAGTTCTGCCAAAAGATGACTACTGCTAACAAGATTTACCGCAAGGAAGATATCGTTAGAATGAGTACTCAACCAGTGAATGCAGGATGGGGTGCTAAAGGTGCTGCTACCTATGACGTATGGAAGTACAAAGGTGGTGGTAACTGCCATCACAGATGGAACAAGCAGATTTATGCAAGTTTTGAGGGTGTTGGAATTGATGTTAACTCACCTAAAGCTAAACAAATCGCAGGAAAGAAAGCAGAGAAGTTTGGCTACACTATCAAGAATGATAAACTTGTATCTACACGACCAGTTGATATGCCTCACAACGGCTTTTTACCTACTAACCCTATTTACGGAAACAAATAATGGCAACTGCACTACTAATTACGAGAGATGACTTGGTGCGTTACACCGCAGTAAACGGAAATGTTGATGTTGACAAGTTCATTCAATTCATTAAGATTGCTCAAGACATCCATATACAAAACTACTTAGGCACGAAACTACTTGAGAAGATTCAAGCTGACATCATTGCAGGTACGCTATCAGGTAACTATGAGAGCCTTGTAGAGACGTATGTAAAGCCTATGCTGATACATTGGTCAATGGTTGAGTATTTACCTTTCGCAGCGTACACAATCGCTAACAAAGGAGTTTATAAGCACTCTTCTGAGAACGCTGAAAACGTAGAGAAAAACGAAGTAGACTTTTTATTAGAGAAAGAGCGTCAGATTGCTCAACACTACACGGAGAGATTCATCAGTTATATGTCTTTCAACCAAGATTTGTTCCCTGAGTACAATCAGAATGTTGACCAAGATATGTATCCTGATACGACTAATAACTTCACGGGATGGTTCATATGAAAAAACGGACATACACACCAAAGGAGAACAACGTAGAGAAATTAAAGTTATTTTTAAATAAGATAGAAAATGTCAAACAACATAAGCTGGGGCAAGATATACGAATCAACGTGGTGGGGAGACCAAATTAACACCGCAGATTCTACGTATGATTACGCTACTACAACCTTTAATGCACCTTTTGAACTTGAGTTAAGAGTAGCCTCAGAGGGTGGAGTATTGGAATCGTCTTTTTGTATGTCTTTAACCATTTTAAACCTTTCTCAAATATGAGCCTATTAGATACCGCTTCCTTAATAGTAACGCCAAACGGATATAAGGAGGGCAAATTATATTCCGTTATTCCATCTGATGGTTCTGGCGACTTGTCAGTAACACGAGCTACCACCGCAACACGAGTAAACTCTGCAGGCTTGGTGGAGTTAGTGCCTTACAATTTGCTTTCATATAGTGAAGCTTTTGATAACGCAGCGTGGACTAAAAGTAGTATAACTATCTCAGCCAATAGTACAACCGCACCTGACGGGCAAACAACCGCTGACACGCTTACAAATAGTTCGTCTTCGGGTATTATTTTACAAACTTATTCATCTGTAAATACTTCTCAAATAGTTACGCATTCCGTTTATTTGAAGCGTACCAACAATGACTGGGCAGTACTTGCTATTGCTCGAAGTGGTGCAACTACTTATGGAGAAATGTATGTTTGGTTTAATTTGTCTACGGGTGTAGTAGGTGGTAACCTACCCGATGGTGCAGCAGTTATTTTAGATACTGAAATTGAAAATGTCGGGAATGGTTGGTATCGTTGTTCAGTTACTGGATATGTACCGAATGCAGTTGCATATACTGCGTTTATGCTTTACCCTGACGGAAATAATTCTTTTACAAGGGTTACAGGTCAAAGTGTTTACGCTTGGGGTGCTCAACTTGTCGAGGGCTCAACCGCTAAAGACTACCAAAAAACGGAAACAAGACTTAACATACCAAGACTTGACTACTCAAACGGAACTTGTCCAAGTTTACTTGTAGAACCGCAAAGGACTAACCTACTCACTTATAGTTCGTCTTTTGACAACGCAGCTTGGTTGAAATACTCTGGTGGAACTGGTTCACTTCCTGCTATAACCGCAAACTCTACAAATTCACCAAGTGGCGTACAAGATGCGGATACTATCGTTTTGAATGCTGGCAGCGGAACTTCAACAAGCGACCAAAGTTTATTGTATCAAAATTTCTCAGTTACCAATGGAACTACTTACACTTTTTCTTTCTACGCAAAAGGTGCTGTAGGCGGCGAACAAATAATGGCAAGACAAGCTGGCGGAGGTTCATACACAAAATTCACTTTGACAACAGAATGGGAAAGGTATACGCTTACTGAAAGTGCTTCATATACTGGAAATGCTTCTGTTGATTTAACAATTAGACGAGGCTTAACTGAACCAATAAACGCAAGTGCTACATTCTACTTATGGGGCGCACAGATTGAGGTCGGAAGTTATAGTACAAGTTACATACCTACAACCTCAGCAAGTGTAACACGAAACGCAGATGTTATTTCAAAAACTGGTATTAGTTCGCTTATAGGACAAACAGAGGGGACTGTGTTTGTGGATTGTAGTGCAGCAGATTTAAACACTTTTAAAAGGATTGCAATTTCTTCGGGTTCGTATTTAAGTAGTGTTTATTTAGACTTCAGAAACGATGGTTCGGTTGTGGCTGCAGCTTGGACAAATGCTGGCCTTGCATTTTACTACACTATTACACCAAGCAACCCACTCAATAGAAACAAATATGCTATCGGATATAAGGCAAACGATTGGGTTGTTTATGTTAACGGAAGTTTAGCAGCATCGCAATCAAGCGGAGGCACTACTTTCAGTTCAACTTTAAGCACATTCGAATTGTCTTTAGGTGGCAACGATAACTTTTTCGGAGATGTCAATGCAGCCGCCCTTTGGAAAACTCGCCTTACAAATACTCAACTCGCACAACTTACAACGATATGACGAACATATATAAACTTACTTATTCGGACAAGGAACAAGCACTCGCAGACTTGAAAGCAAAAGGCATTCTTGTTGAGGTGGAGTTCAACGGAGAAAAACACGAAGCATACGGAAGCGGAGTGCAAGCAGTTGTAGAGATAGGACTTATTATGTTAACCCCTCCCGTAATGGAAGGAATGGAAGTAATTACAGAACCTATCTACGCAGATGGCTACCACTACGATGTAATGTCGGACAACACCTATGACTTCGGAGCAAACCTTGTCGAACCAAAGAACCCAAAGCACGCATTCGCTGGGCATAGTGTTAAAGAAGAGTTTCCTTACGAACCGCAATTCTTAATTGATGAAAACTAAATTAGTATTATTCGTGTTTGCATTGTTTAGCGTTCTCGCTCCCGTGAAGCCGATGGTACTCATCGCAGTTCTTACAATCATCTTAGATATGTGTTTCGGTATATGGAGAAGCGTAAAGAAAAACGGATGGGTATCTATTCGCTCTCGTAGGCTATCTAACACGATTTCTAAGAGTCTTTTGTATAGTGGTGCGATAGTATTTATCTTTTTACTTGAAAAGTTCGTTATAGCCGATATTTTAGCTTACTTCATTTCAGTAGATTTAGTCTTAACTAAAGCGTTCACATTCTTCTGCGTATTCACGGAAGTAAAATCAATCAACGAAAACTACTTCTCGGTTACAGGAATCAATGTTTGGGATAGATTTATCCAATTCATCAAGCGAGGAAAAGAGCAACTCGAAGACCTAAAGTAACTCCGCTCAGACGCATACCAATAGAACTGCCCTGAGTTCCCCCGTTGATAAAGTTGACGGGGGTTATTAAAAATAAAAAAACAATGGTTAGACCTTATACAGATAAGCAACTACTTGAGAGAGTTAAATCTCTAAAGAACTACATCGGTATGCCTAAAGGATATTGGCTACTCGGTGTGCGTTCAAATGATGACTTGCCTAACCGCTTTGACGATAAGATTTACCTATTCAAAGGCGAAGAGTTCGTCTTAGTTACTTCGGCAACTACAAACGCAGGTACTCCTACGTTAAAGCAATTCGAAAAGGTTAACAAGAAAGGTGCTGCAGTTCTTAAAGCTGACCAATGGTATTACGATGTGTGGAAGTATGGCAGACACCAAGGCAAAGTAGAAGCACTTTTACAATTAGGTGCTCCAGTTCAAGTCTACAGAGACACGGACAAAGACGATAAAAGCGAAGAGCAAGGAAAGTTAGACACGGGATACTTTGGAATCAACTTCCATCCTAATACATACGACTTAAGCAAACCATCAGGAACTAATGTAGGTTGGTGGTCAGCAGGATGTCAAGTAGTCAACAACGTATCGAATTACAAAATAATGATTAAGCTCCTAAAAACGGAGAAGTTCGTCACTTACTGCCTTATCAATGAATTTTAAACTACTCATAGTCCTTGTTTTACTAAGTTCGTGTTCAGCTAACTATCATTTGCGTAAGGCAATCAAGAAAGGTTACAGATGCGATGAGGTTGCTGATACAATCACTATAAACACGATAGATTCAATTCCGTACGTTTTAAAAGACTCTATTGCTTGGGAAAAGGTAATAGTCCAAAAAGATACAATCGTGCGTTACAAGCGTTCTTTCGTGCCTAAAACGAGGTTAGAAACACGTATTGAATATAAGTTAAAGCGAGATACCTTGAAAATGATTGAAAAAGTAGAGGTAATTAAGTACAAAACACGTAAACAAGAAAACAAGAAACCGAACTTATGGTTATTTATTATAGGCTTTGGTGCTGGCTTTGTTACAAAGTGGCTGCTGAAGTTTAGTAAATACACTCTATGAAACAAACAAGATACCGCTTAAAGCCTGACGAAGTTGATATTGTAGAACAGTACAGAGCGATTAAGCGAGAAGCCAACGACTTAGGCTTAGACGACAAAGATGTCAAACACGGATGGCTGAAGTCTAAACACGCATCATTATTCTTTAAGAACCCAAACTTTAACGGACAAGAAGACAAGTTCAACGAGTTCAAAGAAAAGTTAATCGGAGAGATGACTGAGTATAGTCCGTCTTACCCTACGATAACACGAACAACGGGTAAAGATTCTCACTTATTAGTCATAGACCCTGCTGACATACACATAGGTAAGCTATGCGATGCTTTCGAGACTGGAGAGGACTACAACTCTCAAATAGCAGTACAACGTGTTTTAGAGGGTGTACAAGGCATTTTAGACAAGTCCGCAGGGTTTAACATAGACAAGATTTTATTCGTTGGTGGAAACGATATTCTCCACATAGATACTCCAAGACGAACTACAACATCAGGAACTCCACAAGACACCGATGGGATGTGGTATCGTAACTTTCTAACCGCAAAAGATTTATATGTTGACATTCTTGAGAGGCTTATTGCTGTGGCTGATGTACATTTTGTCTTCAATCCTTCTAACCACGATTACACTCACGGATTCTTTCTTGCTGATGTTATCAAAACACATTTTTGTAAGGCTTCAAACATTACTTTCGACTGTTCTCTTTCACATCGCAAGGCTTTTAGATACGGAGAGAACCTGATTGGAACTACACACGGAGACGGAGCGAAACACGGAGACTTACCTTTATTGTTAGCTACTGAGTTTCCATTAGAATGGAGCTTAACTAAGCATCGTTACGTTTATATGCATCACGTACACCATAAAATGTCTAAAGATTACATAGGTGTGACGGTTGAGAGCTTACGTTCTGCATCAGGAACTGATAGCTGGCATCATAGAAACGGGTATCAGCACGCTCCGAAAGCCATTGAGGGATTTCTGCATCATAAAAAACACGGACAAGTGGCAAGACTTAGTCACATATTTTAGTATATTTGTACACCTAACCACTACTCATAGCGTTTAAGAGCCATTCCATTCGGGGTGGCTTTTTTCTTTTGTCAACTTTTAGGTTCAAAAAACTTGA